GCAATGGCTGCTGGTGTAAGTGAAACACTTTGGGAAATTTCTGATATTGTGAAGCTGATTCCAGAGGATGCACCGAAGAAGCGTGGCAGTTACAAAAAGAAAATTTCAAACTGAACCACTACCCGGACTTGACATATATAAATAATACGGTAGAAGTAATCAGCAACTCGAATTTCAGGTTGCTATTCATGCCGATAACCATTGGTGGAAACACTTGCCGGTTTACCAGAACTAAAGGCGACATTGCCGCATCTTTTCAGTATGTGAATGATGAGCCTGCAATGTGCATTTTCCCGATGGCAAAGCGGTCGAATTCTGGCAGTTACATTCTTTGCGAATCCGCAGTCTTTCAACTCACCGATAACTTCTTCCTACAATATAACTCGTGGCTGGCCGCGCATATCACCGGTTTCGGTGTCCCAAAGCCACCGATGTATCAAGGGCAATATCTTTCTGCTGAACAATTCCTAGCTTCTTTCGTGCGCAATATGCCGATGGGCACCAAAGATCAAGTGTCGCATGAAATGGAGTTGGCAAAAGCTAAGGCAACCGAGGCGATTCCGAAGGTGCGTTACATCACGGCGATGGCCGATTGCTTTCTGTTGTGGATCGATGATTTGTTGATGATGCCGCCGAAACCGGATGATTTGCAGGAATATCCTCACAAGCGTATGGAGGGTGAGGCCACCCTGTCAATTGATGGGAATAAACAAACCGTTGAGATGGTGCATTGATGGCACAGCTCGAAAACATTCAGACCAAAAAGGCTCACGACCCAGACTCTCGCTACACAGAGGGCGGGGCGGTCGAGCAAGATACTACAGTTGTTCACGACTTAGACAAGCCGGATGCGGTGAAGAGGCTGAGTCAGTTTGAGAGCTGGTTCGAGTATGAGAGAGGGGCTCAAGCAGAGAACCGCTATCAGATGGCACTTGATCAGGACTTCTATGATGGTCTGCAATATTCTGAGGATGATGCCGCCGAGTTGATGGAGCGCGGTCAGGCACCTTTAGTTTTCAACGAGATCAAGCCGACTATCGACTGGATGGTTGGTACTGAGCGTCGCACTAAGTTTGATTTTGATGTATTGCCCCGAAAAAAGGACGATGGCGACCTGGCAGGCGTGAAGCGGGATGTGCTGAAGTACATCAGCGATGTGAACCGCATTCCTTTTGAGCGCAGCCAAGCATTTAAAGAGTCTGTGATTTGCGGCCTTGGTTGGATGGAGGACGGCATACGCGGGGACAACGAGGATGACCCTATCTTCTCTCAAAGCGAGTCATGGCGGAATGTTTGGTACGACAGCAACGCGAAGAAGCTGGATTTAAGCGATGCCCGCTATTTATTCAGGCGCAAGGTGCTGGATTTGGATGTGGCGATTGCACTGGTGCCAGACCGTGAGAGCAAATTACGCTCGTCGGCGATGGATATGGATGTTTTCAAAGGCCATTACGATGATGATTATTATCTGGGGCAACCTCTCAAGCAGAGCGCTAATGGCACGACACCGGTAGCTTCATTCTCGCGTTATGCAGGCAGTGCGATTGGCTCAGGCGGGCAGTTTTTGAACCGGCGTGAGCGCGTGGAGATTATTGAGGTGTGGGAACGGCGACCCGCGAGAGTACAGAAAATGCGCGGTGACTTGTTCGATGGCGAAGTCTACGACGGCAAAAATGAGAAGCACCGCAAAGCATACGATGATCAAATCGTTTCACTCTACGACACCACTGAGATGCAAATGTGGGTGTCGTTATTCGTCAAGGGTGCGTTGTTGTGGACTGGACGCAGCCCATATAAACATAATCGATTTGGACTAACCCCGCTTTGGTGTTATCGCCGAGGCCGTGACAATGCGCCTTATGGTGCAGTACGAAATCAACGCGACCAGCAAGAAGATTTGAATAAACGTGCAAGCAAGGCGTTATTCATCCTGTCTACCAATCAAATCATCATGGAAGAGGATGCGGTAGAGGATATTGAAGAGACGCGGGATGAAGCAGCCAGGCCGGATGGCGTACTCATCAAAAGAAAAGGCAAAGAATTTGAAGTGCGCCAAGACAAGCTGCTGGCCGAAGAACACTTGAAGCTGATGGATATGGATGCGATTAGCATCAGAAACTCTGGCGGCGTGACGGATGAGAATCTTGGGCGCGGAAGCAATGCGCAATCTGGCAAAGCGATCATCGCAAGGCAGACGCAGGGTAGTGTGGTGACGGCTGAGATATTCGACAATTACATGCTGTCTTTCCAGATACAAGGTGAAAACCTGCTGTCTCTGTCCGAGCAATACTACTCAATGCCGAAAATCATCCGCATATCCGGCAATAAAAAGGGTGTGATGGAGTGGACTGAGATCAATCAGCCTCAAGACGATGGCACCTATCTGAATGACATCACGGAAACGAAAGCTGATTTTCTGGTAGACGAAATGGACTACCGGGAGACGATACGGCAGGCGATGTTTGAGCAGATGATGGATATGGCTTCAAAAATGCCGCCAGAGCTGGCGATCAAGCTGCTGGACTTGGTATTTGAAGAGTCTGACGTTCAAAACAGGGATGAGTGGGTCAAGCGCATCCGTCAAATCAACGGGCAGGGCAAAGACGAAGAAGATATGTCCGAGGAGGAGATTCAGCAGGTCAAGGAACAGAAGAAGCAGGAGTCCGAAGCCGCTGAGTTGGAGAAGAGAGCGGCGACGGCCAAGGTTGCCGAGGTGGAAGCCAAAGTTGCACATCTCGAAGCGCAGGCCCATAAAACCAATGCTGACACAATCAATGCGACCGTAGATGGCGTAATGAAGGCGTTACAGGCGGCTGGTGTGGTGGCTCAAACACCTGGTATTGCACCAGTCGCCGACGAGATTTTGCAGGACGCGGGACATCAAGATCAAGGCGGCGTGGATCAGGAAGCCGTTTAGGGGTAATGCAGCCCTACTGCATGAACTATTAGGAGAATGACATGGCAGAGAATCAAGATGCAGCAACAGAAGAATTGACGATTACTGACGAACAAATTACTTTGTTGTCTCAACACTATACAGAATCAGAGCTTGAGGCACTGTCTATTGAAGAAAAGTTGGCGCTGGTAGAAGATGCCGACCCGGATGCGTTGGCTGCGCTGAATGGGTCTGAGCAAAAAGATAATGCCGCGTCTGATGACAAAGGTGATCAGTCGAAGCAAGACGGCGACAAAGGCGACGACAAGGATGGCGATGATAAAGGCGACGACGAGCCGGATGATAAGGCTGGTGATGACGATAAAAAAGGCGATGAGGGTAAAGATGGTGACGACAAGCAAGGCGACACCCCAAAAGCCCCTCGCAACGACTTCGCGCCTGTTTATCACGCTGATCCGGTAGAGGGTTACGAGGAAAAATTGACCGCGTTGGATAAAGATTTTGAAGAGGGCGACATAACCCTTCAGGAATACAACCGGCAGCGCGATGATCTAACCCGCGCGCAAACCAAAGCGGAAATATCAGCCGAAAGCAGTAAGCAAATGGAGGATCAGCTTTGGCAGCGTCAACAGGATGACTTCTTTGAGGATAACGAGGATTATTACAAAACCGATAATGATTCATTGAATGCGGCGCGATATGCTGCGCTGGATGTGGAAGTCAAGCGCTTGGGCGAGGCCAATGAAAACCGGAGCGGTAGCTGGTGTCTGCGTGAAGCGCATAAAGTTGTTCTTGACAGTCTTGGCGGTGGCGCGGTCAACAAAGATAAGGATGACGACAAGGCTGGAGATGATAAAGGCGACAAAAAAACTAAGTCACGCAGGCCTGATCTGTCAGATACGCCAAAGACGCTTTCTGGCGCACCTGCCGCAGATAGCTCAGAAACGGCAGGCGAGTTTGATTATCTGGATAAATTGGACGGTATTGCATATGAACAAGCGTTGGCGAGATTGACAGATGCTAAACGTGAGCAATACTTCGCTACTTAAATGACATGCGATATTACGACGTAAAGGTTGGCCAGCACTTGAAGATTGGGGACGCAATCATCAAGGTTGAAAAGAAATCTGGTCAACAGGTGCGTTTAGCGGTTGACAAACCCGAAAGCTTGAGAGTAGAAGTTGGAACTGTAGGAGTTGCGCCACCAGCGTCAAAAGGGCTGACTGGATTTAGCAAAGCCTAAAGAATTGCGGTAATCCGCAAAGTGGGTGAATAACCCGAATGGACGAAGCGCATAGGTGCTTCTTTATGAATCATATAAAGGAGTGCGACATGGCTAAGACCATTGTGGGGTTGAACGATCCCAAAGCAGTAAAAAAGTACAGCGGCCAATTGGCTGTTGATATTGCCCGTACCTCATACTTCAGCAAGAAGTTCATGGGCGAGGGCGAATCCGCATCAACACCGGTTCAGATTCTACGCAACCTTGAAAACGATGCCGGTGAGCAAATCACCTACGATCTTTCCTTGCAACTCAAGATGCAGCCTGTTGAGGGCGATGAAGTCTTGGAAGGCCAAGAAGAGGATCTGAAGTTCGCTACCGATAATGTGTACATCAACCAGATGCGCCAAGGTGTAAATGCTGGTGGGCGCATGACGCGCAAGCGTACGCTTCATGATTTGCGCATGGTGGCGAAAGCCCGTCAGCGTGATTGGTGGAGCCGTGTGATGGATGAGTTGTTGTTCATCTACATATCTGGTTCGCGTGGTGAGAATTCAGATTACACATTCCCTACCAGTTATACCGGCTTTGCGGATAACGGCATTACCGCCCCTGATTCCGATCACATCTTGTATGCGGGTTCGGCAACCAGTAAAGCGACTGTTGCGGCAACCGACAAGATGACGTTGACAGCGGTGGATCGCTTATGCGCCAAAGCAACCATGATGGGTGGCGGTACGGAAGGTATTCCTTCTATCCAGCCTATCGTGATCGATGGCGAAGAACATTTTGTACTGGTCATGTCCCCTTGGCAGAAGTACGACTTGAAGCGCGATGCTGGTACTGGTGGATGGCTCGACGTGCAAAAAGCGGCTGCGGCTGCGGAAGGCGCAAAGAATCCGATCTTCAAGGGCGGACTAGGCATGTACAACAACGTCGTGCTGCATGAAGCCAAGCAGGTCATCCGCTACACCGATTACGGCGCAGGCTCAAATGTCGCAGCGGCACGCGGCTTGTTCATGGGCGCTCAGGCGGCTGTGATTGCCTTTGGCTCGGCAGGCACCGGAATGCGCTTTGATTGGCACGAGGAAATGCGTGACAACGGTAATCAGTTAGTGGTTTCCACTAATTCGATATTCGGCGTGAAGAAGTGCAGTTTCAAAAGCAAAGACTTCGGTGTAATCGCGGTGGATTCTGCTGCAGCCAATCCGGGCTAAACGAAAGCTGAATGAGGCGGTTCGCCGCCTCCAAGCAATTTCAAATTGATACAAGGAGAGCAACATGGCAACTACTAATGTGTTTCAAGCTGAGGAAGCAAAGGATGTGCGACCCAGCATTAGCCCGGAAGGTGCAGGCAAGGTTTTCGCGGTTCGTGGAGAATATGATCTTGCGGCAGCACTTATCCTTGATGACGTGATTGAGATGGTGAAGCTTCCAGCCGATTGCGTCCCTGTTGATGCGATTCTGGATACCGATGATCTGGACACCAACGCCACACCACTGATTACTTTGGATGCAGGTATTATGTCTGGTACGCCAGGTGATGCGAATATTGCTCGTACTGTTGGTACTGAGCTATTCGCTGCCAGTACGGTCGGTCAGGCAGGCGGCGTGGTTCGTCCAAGTGCGGTAACGGCATTCCGTGTGGCACCAGCAAGCGCTGATCGTTCTGTCGGTATCTTGGTGAAGGCTGCCCCGGCAACCGGCGCGGCAACCGGCAAGATCGGATTCACTTTGCTTTATCGCGCAGCACGAGCAGGCGAGTAACAGGAATGGGGTGGTTGAGCGCCACCCCATTCTTTTATTTCTAAAGCTCATTCCCTAATTACGACAAGGAGTGGCAGATCATGTTAATTAAATGTAAGCAGAAACGCGAAGGCGGCAGCAAGATTGAAATTGGTGGTTCCACATATCATTTCAAACCAGAAGCGGGAGATGGTGATCATGTATGCGAGGTGGCGGACAAGAATCATATCGGACGATTCCTATCTATCACTGAAGGCTATGAATTGGCGGGTGACGATAAGCCAGTCGAGCCAGATAAGCCTGATCCCGTGAATCCTGAAAATAACGGCGGCGAAGGTGATGGTACGGATGACTCTAACACTGATGATGGCGAGAAAACTGACGGTTCCAGCGATGGCGACGCAGGTGAATCTGGCGATAGCGGTACTGACGGCTCCGAAACCGGTGATCAAGGTGTAGATGTGCCGGATGTTTCGGCTATGAACAAAGATGAGTTGATGTTTTTGGCCAACGAGCGTGGCATTACTGTGAATGACAAATCACCAGTGCCGACCTTGCGTAAGACAATCGCAAATGCGCTTGAAGTGCAGGCAAACCAGTAAGTAGCCGGTAGGGGTAATAATGGAGCGCTATCAAGAGTCAATCGCCAACAAATCGGGGAATCCGATTGCTGGCGCGTCTGTCGTTGTCCAAGATTATCCATCCGGCACGCTGGCAACAATCTATGCCAGCAATAGCACAGCTGATACACCTATCGTTAATTCAGAGCTCACGACAGATGCGGATGGTGAGTTTTTCTTCTATGCGCTGAGTGGTCGCTATCAGTTAGTGATCTCAGGTGAGCTCATAACAGGAAAGCTATACGAAGATATAACCTTGGCCGACACAGAAGAGATTTTAGTAACTGAAGCTTCCAAGGTTGGTGCTGACGACGGCGCAAGCGGCACTTTATGGATCCACGTACAGGGCTTGATAGATTATCTTCTGTCTCAATTAGGCTCTAGTTTTATCGGACATATCGATGATGGTGTGGGCGCAAGCCCTACAACGGTTCAAGCTGAATTGCGGAGGGCTGGCTACACTGACCAACCACTATCCCAATTCGCAGCCACAACTTCTGCGCAGTTGGCTGGCGTACTGAGCGATGAAACGGGAACGGGATTGGCTGTGTTCTCAAACTCACCGGTATTAGTTACACCGAACTTGGGCACTCCATCTACGCTTGTGGGTACGAACATCACCGGAACGGGAGTAGGATTTACGGCTGGCGCGGCAAATGGATTTGCCTCTCTTACGACCGTAGTAAAC